TTACAACGGCAGATCGACCAGCAAGGGCGGCGAAAGGCCCAACGCACCCTGCTGGACGATGGTGGCGAGAAGCGACACGCTCGCCGCTGCGCGCAGGCCAGCGACGGTTGCAGAATCGAACACAATGGCAGGTTCGGGGACGGTGAACTCAGCGATCACGCTGCCATCGGCGGATATGGCCACGCGATAAGCCTCGCTGTCCTCGCCAAGCGGCACGTCGATGCCATCGCGCCAGACAAAACCGCTGCGGCTGCGTCTGACCCAGCTGACCAGCAGCCCCCCTGCCCCGTCGTCGCGCCAGCTGCCATGCACTGGCGCCAGCGGACGCGCCGCGCGGCCATGGCTTGCAAGTTCGGCGAGCACGGGCTCGGGATCGTCCCGGCCTTGCGCGGCGGCGCGAAAGCCGGGTTCCACTCCGATCTGCGCAGGATCGACCAGCCCCAGCGCCTCGGTGATCAGCACGAAGGGCTCGTCGGCCGCATGCCCGACGATCGCATCCTCGGTTCCTCCCCGACCGCGCCACAGCCCGGACAGCCGGAACATGCCGTCCCCCAACGGCTCGGCACGCGCGAACTGGATCGCCTCTGATCCGATCATCGCCAGATTTGCGCCGCGCGACAGCGCCGCATCATCGGCATTGACCAGCGCGAACGGACCATCGCGCACGAGCTGCACGGTCAGGCTGTTGAGGTCGTCGCATAGCAGCGGGGACCCCGCGCCCAGCGCCCCGATGCTGCGGCCCATGGTCGCACCGACCCTCAGCACATCCAGCAGATCGCCCAGGTCACCATCGGCCTTGCGCCGATAGACCGTCGCACCGCGCCACCCCGCAAGCGGTCCTGCGACCGCCAGCGCAATGTGCGAATGCGCCATCGGCCGGTCCATCGGCGAAGGCAGATCGAACAGCGCGAACCGGGTTGGACCGATACCGCCGTCTGGCGTGTTGACGCTGCGCCCGGGGTCTGCGCCCAAGGGCAATGCAGCACCCCCAGGCCTTTGGCTGGCGAGCGCCAGATCGATGCCATCGGCGCTCCACCGCCAGTGCAACACGCGCCACAGGCCGGGCACGCCCTCGATCGAAACACATTTGCCCGGCAGCGTCGCAATATCCAGCGTCGCAATGCGAAGGTCGATCCTTTCCAGCCCGTCGCGTTCGGCCCGGGCGAGTGCCTCGGCCCGCTGCTGCGCGGCAGCTGCGGTCAGCACCATCGGCAGCTCGATCTGGCGCATCCGGCCGCTGGTGCTGGTGCCGTGACGGCGCAGCCCAGGCTGATAATCGCGTTCGGGTTCATAATAGCGCAGCACCACCGCATCGGTGCGCGGCGCCGTCCGCTGCGCGCGATAGGGGAACGGATCGTCGCTGTCGGGCGATAGCGGGAGCAAGGCCGTGGCCGCGATGGTGCGGTCCGATGCCATCTGGCCCTGCCGCCAATCGGCATGCAAAGCACCGGAACTGTCGTGCAGCACCAGCGGGAAGCCGGTAGCGATGGCCTGCAGCACCTCGCGGCGCGTGGCGGCGGTGAGCGCCAGCCCAGTGACGGCGGGCATAACGATCGATCCGTCGGTGCCGATGTCGATCCCCGACAGGACCGCACCGATATCGACCTCCCCCGCATCACCGATCACCTCGAAGGTCAGCGATGGGATCCGGTTGCCGAACTCCTCGAGCGCCATGTCCTCGAACACCGCATAGGCAAGCCCGCGATAGGCCGGACAGGCGCCCACGCCTTCGGCCGCAGCGATCAACGGATCGAGCAGCTGGTCGCCAAACCCATGGTGCAGACGAAAGCCGGTGTCGCTGGTGAACACGCCATCGGCGCCGCGCAGCAGGTTGCCCTCCGCCCAGATGCGTCCGATGCCGGATATCGGCCTGCTCGACAGCGCGACGGCGAACGACACCGAATAGCTGTAGCGCGTCGTCCCCGGCCTGCCCTTGCCGCCGCCCTCGCGGATGCGGCTTTCGGTGAGGTCGGTCGCCCAGATCACCGTTCCGGCCACCCGCACGCGGCCATGCACCTGCGCGAACGGGCTGCCATATTGCGAGCTTTGCACCGCAAGATCGGTCAGCCTCGGCCCTTCGCGGTCCTTGGGTCGGAACAGCACGGTCTGGTCGATGGCCCGGCCGATCAGCGCGCCCAGCGCGCCGCCGATCGGGCCGCCGACCAGCGTTCCAACGGTGCTCAGTACCAGGGTTGCCATGAACTAGCTTTCCTTCCTCAACTGCCACCGCCGCACCACCGGCCAGGGCGAAGGCCTGGGGTGGGCGACGACCCTGCGTAGGGTGGCATGGGCATGGACCAGCACGGGTCCGGCATCGATCATGACGTGAAATTGCTGCGGTCCTGCTGCGCACAAAAGAACATCGCCCGGGACGTCCATCCCCCGCAGCGGAACCGCTGTAAGACCGCACTGCGCGGCCCATCGATCAAACCTGTGCAGGCACCCGCCGCGCAGCCTGTAATCAAGGGGCGGCGACACCTGGATGCCGATCCTGGCCAGCGCGGCCACCGCAACGCCCACGCAATCGAGGCCAGTCGCAGGGTCGCGCCCGTGCATGCGAAACGGCACGCCGACAAGGCCAAGCGCCGCCGCGGCCAGCCTGTCGCTCTGGGTCCCGTCGACGATGTCTGTCATGCTCAGAAGGTCGCGAACCGGGTGAGCAGATCATTGCCCGGCAAATGCGGTTCGCCGCGAAAGTTGATCGCGTTGCCGAAGCGCGCGGCGCAGGTGGTAAGCGACTTGTCGCAGCCCTGGATCAGCAGCGCGCGATCCCCGGGTTGCGGCGCGTGCCCCAGCCTTCCGTCGATTTGCAGGCCGGAACCCGAAAGTCCGATGATCTGCGCGTCCAGCCCGCAATTGCGCCCGCTGATCCAGCGCAGCCCACCCAGCACCAGCGCGGCAGCGGCATCCGGATCGACCCCCGCAAACACCAGCCCCGCATCGTCCGCAGTCTCCACCATCGCCACCTGTTCGAATGCGGCGCGGCCTAGGCCGCAGCCCGGGCCACAGAATGCCGCGCGGCACGAGGGCGAGGCAACGGGCGCGAAGGGCTGGTCGAGACCGGCCTTGAGGCCGCGCAGTTCGGCGGAGAACCGGCTGCCCTCGCTCGACACCGCGCCCAGATGTCCGTGCCAGAACCACCCCGCTCCTTCGTCCGGCTGCTCCCAGTCGATCAGTCCGATGCGCACTGCAGCATGGTCCCACCGCCCCGCCGCCAGATCATCGCTACGGATCAGATCGTGGCTGAGCGCGCCGCCGATATCCATGTCGAGCGGGTCGAGGCCATCGTCCATCTCGATCGCGGAGGGCAGCATCCCGGGTGCCGCGTGATAGCGGACATGGCCTGCGACTATATCGCGATCATGCGCCGCAAAGCCGAGCGCAACCCCGTCGCGCCGCTCGACCCGCCACAGCATCGCGATCGTGTCGAGCTCCCGGTCGAACCAGCGCGTCCTCATGTCGCCTCGCGGATCTCGACCAGCGGCACCGATACCGCCTCTCCTGCGGCATAGGTCGCGGCGCTGACCGTCAGCTCATCCGAAGCGAAACGCACGGGGACATCGAACTCAAAGCCTGCGCGCACCTCGACACCGGGCCCGGGTGCATCGGCAAAACGGACGATCCCGCCAGGTTGCAGCGTCCAGCCGGTGACCAGCGTCCCGTCGAGCGACACCGCGACGGTTTCCGCGACTGGCCGGGTGATGCGGCGCTGCTGGCCGTCGGGCGGTTCGCCATAATGCTTGATCAGCGCAAATTCTGACCGCACACCATCGCCTTCGCCCAGCAGCTGGTCGCTGTGATGCGGGGCATTATTGTCCTGTGCGGAACTGTGATCGAGCGGGTCGTGCAGGCGAAATCCCCGCGCAGGGCCCCGCCGCGCACGGAAGAAGCGGACAAGATCGGCACAATCGGCCTCGGACCGCACCCCGGGACCGACATCGAAGCTGAGGCTCGCATCCGCCCATTGGCTGTTGCGGGTTTCATGCCCGCTGACCGATCGGAAGATCTGGGTCGAAAAGCGGCTGGTGCTCTGCGCCTCGCGCCCCAGCGCGAGCGGAAAGCTCACATCGTCAAACGCCTGCATCGCGCCGGCTCCTTCTGCATTCAGGGCGAAATAGGTGAACCCGTCGCGCACCACCTGCGGCAGCGCCCAGAGCAAGGTTTCCGCCACCCCGCGCGCCTTGGCCAAATCCGCCGCGCGCGCTATATCGGCCCAGATCTCGGCCTGGTCGGGCAGCAGCACGAAGCCGCTCATGTAATGCTGTTGCGCAAGCGGATAGCCCAGCCGTTGCTGCATCAGCGCGAGCCCGCTTTGCTGCGCAGCAAAACGTCCCTCGATGACCCAGTCGTAATCTTCCAGCTGCAGTACATCGAACGCCGGCCAGGCCCAGCCCAAAGGCACATTGGCGCGCCGCGCATCGGGGGCTGCGGTATCGAGCACGGTCGGCAGATACACCAGCACCAGCGATTCCACCGGCAGCGGCGCCAGCGCCTCGCGCACCGCATCGACCAGCGCCGATGTCGATGCTGCGAGCAGGACGCCCGCGGCGTCGAGCATTGCCGTCTGGGCCGGGCTCATCCACGCCCTGATGCTGGGGATCGACACGCCCGCATCCCCGAACGCCACGGTGGCGGCATCGTCGTACAGGCATATGCGGCCATCGGGCATGATCCACCACCATGGCTCGCCGACCTGAAAGCGCACCGGCAGCCCTTGATCCGCGATGATCCGGGCGAAGGCGACGCCGACCGCCTGGAGATAAGCCATCGCTTCGCCGTGCGCCGGGCTGAGCAGGGTCGACGGCGGCACCCATCCGGTCAGCGCCGGATCGCCATTTTCGGCGCGCTGCTTCCAGGCATCGGGGCAGTGCGCATCGAACAGTTCATACGACAGCGAGACGATCGGGCTCAGCCCCCAGCGCTTTGCCTCCTGCGCCAGGCTCCGGTGCCATCCCGCGCACGGCGCGTTGATCGCGCCACCCTCGCTGGTCACCAGCAGCGCCTCGCCGTCGCGCTCCAGGGCGAAATAATGGCTCATCCCGACATAATGGTTGAGCGACCCGCGATACCCCAGGCCGATGACATTGCGCACCATCCGCGCCGGCGTGAGGTTGAAGCTGTCGTCATAGGCGCTCGCCATCGCAAGGCCATGCGGCGGGACCAGCACATCGCCGATGTCGAGCATGGCGCGCTCGCCATCGCAGACAATGTCGGTCAGTTCGACCCAGCCCGAAACAGGCTGTGCCAAAGCGCCGCTGGTGCCGTCATAACCGGGGGGCACCAGCGAGATGAACATCCGGTCGATGTCCGAAGGGTGCACTGCGTCAGCTTCCGCAGGCAGATCAAAGCCACCCGACAGCGAGGAAAAGGGCAGAGTGACAACGGCATCCTCGGGCGTGCCGACTGCATGGTTCCACAGCCGGACATACCAGCTGCGCGGCGCGCCTGCGGCATCACGGCCCTCGATGGTCAGCGTCGGCCCGTGCACCGCATCGAGCGGCTTGATCCCGGACGAGCGCCAGTGGAACTTGAGCGTGGTGCGCGCATAATCCCGGTCGGTGGCATAGGCGAGCAGCGGGTGATCGAACCGGTCTTCGCTCTCCCAGATCAGCCCGGCCAACGCCTCGCGATCGTAGAACACCGCATCGACCCGCAGCGCGTCCGGCGCGGTATTCACTACCGATGCCATCATCGGGCGCGGAAAGTTGACCGTCCAGAAGCGCGGATCGAACCGCTGGATATGGCTCGCCATCTGGTCGCCGCGTGCATCGCACAGCCAATAGGCCATCGTCCTACTCCTCGATCAGCGCCCGGCGCACCGCGCGCGCCACCTGGCGGCTGGAGGCCTGCAATGCTGCCGGAGCGGATTGACCAGCAGCGTTGATGCTGATCGACACCCGTACATCGCGCGTTCCGGTGCCCGGCCCGCGCGGCTCGACCCGGCCGAACCCCGAAGGCACGAACAGTTCGGGCCCGCGCTCACCCACCAGATAGGGGCGGCCCGCCGACACCGGTCCGCCGGTTGCGCGTCCGGGAAGCCCGAGCAGCCCGGTGAGCAGGCCCCCAACCAAAGACGGCGCGCCATCGCCGCCAAGCCCGATCGATGCCAGCCCGCGCGAAATCGCCGCAGCCGCAATCTCTTCCATTACCGCAAGCGCGATTTGTTTCAGGTCCTCGAGACCCAGCGAGCCGCGGCGCAGCGCAGACAGCAGACCGCTTTCCAGCACTTTCCCCGCACGGCCGAAGCCTTCGATCAGCTGGCCATCGATGACCCCGCGCATTGTTGTGCAATCGCGGGCAAAGCCCTGCGTATCGGCGCGCACGCTGACCATCAGTTGCTCGATTTCATCATCCATCGGGTGTCTCCACAGGATCGGGGAACATCGCGCGCAGCGCCGCGATCGCCTGGGTGTCGGGGGGTGCGGACGACGAAGGCGCCGGGCCGTTCAGCGATGCCGCCAATTCGTCGGGCGTCGCGCGCCAGAACTCCTCCGGACGCCAGCCCAGCGCCCAGGCGCTGACCCCCGCCAGGACGCGCGCCGCCTCGGCAAAGCTCGCGGCGCTCACCGGCCCTGCAATATCTGCCGCAGCAGCACACGCAGCACCGGGGTTAAAGCGACCAGCCCGGCCGCCGCCAGCGCGTCGCCAAAAGCCTCGCGCGTCAGCGGACAGCTGGCCTCGGTCCGGCAATGCCAGAACAGCGCGGCGATCTCCGCCAGCCCCAGCCGACCGCTCGCCGCGCGCTCGACCAGATCGAACAGCGGCCCTGTTTCCTGCTCGGCCGCTACCAGCGCGGCAAAGCTGGGGCGCAATACGATATCTGCATCGCCCAGTTGCAGCAGCGCCTCGCCGCGCACCGGATTTGCGGTCTGCCCCCCGCTCACAGGCTGGTCACCGCGCCCGAGCTTTCGAGCGCCAGCGTGTAGTTGCGCTCGCCGTTGAAATCGCCGGCATATTCGAGCCGTGCGACCAAAAAGCGCCCACGCATCCGCGCACCGCTTTCGAAGCTCAGCTCATAATCGTCGAGCGTTCCGGCGAGCGCGTGCGCGCGGATCGCGTTTTCCGCATCAGACCCCAGGAACAGCCCGGCAGCCGAGACCGAGACCGAGCGCACGCCCGCGCCCGAAAGCAGTTCGCGCCAGCCGCCGCTGCCCTTGTGGGTGATCACCACCGGCTCGCCGTTGATCGCCATCTGCGTGGTGCGCAGCCCGGCGACGGTGCGGTAGGCAACCGGGCTGGCGCCATCACCGATCTTGAGCAGGAATGCGCTGCCTTTTTCCGCTGTCATGCGAGAGTTCCTTTCATCACAATTGCAGGAGCCGCGCCCGGTAATCGAGCGTGACGAGCCACAGGGCATCGATCCGCAGCGTGCGGCTGCGCAGCGGCGAGAGGCTGACCATCCGATAGCCGCCACCGGTGGGCGGCATGGCAGCGAGCCGTGCCTCGAGCGCGGCGGTGATCGCCGCTGCAGGGCCGGAATCGTCCGATCCATCGCGGATGGTGAACGCCAGCCGCGCCTCGCGACCGGGCCGGTCCTTGGTGCTCCAGTCGGTCGCCAGCACATCCTCCAGCACCACATAGGGCGCGGCGATCCGCGCAGGGCTCCGATGAAAGACGCCGTTGACCTGCGCCACCAGCGCGGCATCGCCCGCCAGCCAGTCGATCGCGGCGCGGGCAAAATCCTGTTCCAAGCTCATCGCAGCAACCTTCCCAGCCAGCGCAGGGCTGCATCGGTGATCCAGCGCCGACGCAGGCCGCGCGCGCCCAGGCGCACGCGTGTGCCCTCCCGCCAGATGCGGATGTCGGGGAGGATCACGCCGACCTCATCGCACAGCCGCTGCGCCACGGTCTCCGCGCGTCGTGCGCCGATCCGCGTTGCCTGCCGCAGCAGCACGCGGCCGAAACCTTGCGCGCTCACAGCCGCACCACCCGCCAGGGCCGCCACAGCGCGCTGACCGATGCGGGCGGACCTGCATCGCCAGCGCCATCGCGCGCCAGATGCACATGCGCCGCCAGCCGGATGATCCCCTGCCTGAGCGGCTCGGGAAGGTCGCCCCAGTGCGAGGCGATCCCGGCGGAATATTGCACCTCGATGCGGCTTGCCGATCCCGGTCGCAGCACCCGCACCCGGCCAGAGCCATCGGCATCCAGGGCGATTGCATAGGCATCGCTCGCCAGAGCCAGGCTCGATCCGTCAGCAGTGATGCCGGTCACCCCGGTGATCGCAACCACCGGCTGAGCGGCCAGCGTTTGCCAGTCGCGCGCCACGGCGAGGGTCTCGCGGTGCGGGCGCTGCAGTACCGACTGGCCGATGAACTGTTCACACAAGGCTGCTGCGCTGCGCAGATGCCCGGTCAGCACCGCATCGTCGGCATCGCGGGTGATGTGCAGATGCGCCTTGACCTCGGCGAGCGCGAGCGGTGCGAGGGCAACGGGTTCGCTGGTGATCATCGCCATCAGCGTTGCTCCACCCGGACGGCGACCGAACGCTCGTCGATCTCGCCATTGGACAGCGTCACGCGGTTGATCAGCGCATAGCTCGCGCCGGCCACCCCGCCGGTCAGCGTTGCACTGGCGCTGCGGCCATCATGCGAGGATGCCGCCACCGCGAGACCGCCGGCGCGCACGGGCGATACCGACCAGCTGCTGGCAACGATCAGGGTGTCACCCAGATAGGCGGCGCCCCAATCGATGCGATAATCGATCCGGCTGTCCGGATCCTTGACGAACAGGCTCATGGCTTCATCCTCTTTCTGGCAGGGCCGATTGGCGCAGGACGGTGCTGACTCACGGGCGGCGCGGGGTCATCGCCCGAAGCCCGCGCGCTGCCATGCACCGATGGCCGGGGCGGACGGTGTCTGCGAGCGGCCCCAGTGCGGCGGCGGTGCCGCGGCGCGGCCCTCCACCGGCGAGCGCTGCCCCAGCTACCGGATCACCCCGCAGCATCGGGCGTCTCCGAAGGCGCGGTCAGGCCGGTCTCGTGCGCGAGCACCGCCATCAGGAACAGCGCCAGCTGATCGGACCGGATACCGAAGCGCTCGTGTTCGCCATCATCATCGGACCAGCGGTCGTGGCAGCACCAGCCATAGCGCCGCCAGTCGAGGCCATGTTCCGCGAGGATCGCAAAGGCGTTCTGCGCGCGCAGCCCGAAATGCCGCCGCGCGTTCTGCGGGCCCTTGGCCTCGACGGCATCCAGCCACTGGAAGAACCCGAGTTCCGCCATCAGTGCGCGCCCGGCGGCGATTTCCTGCGCATCGGGCGCCCCTTGCCAGAGCTTGTCGGCGGCATCCGATGTGTTGATCGTGCCGGTCATCGCATACAGCTGGGAAAACCTGTGCCCCGCCTGGCCCAGCGCCAGCGCGGTATCGAAGGCCGGTCGCACGAAGCTGGGCGTGATCTGCAGCGCATGCATGTGACCAACGCCCCCCAGGCTGACGTTGAACGCATTGCCTCCCTCGGTCGCCCACAGCCCGACATAGCCCGCGCCATCCTTGAAGATCAGGCCGCCGCCATAGGCCCCGTCGAGCGTCATCGCCGAGGTCGCATTGCCGAAGGGATCATAGCCGTTCCAGCGGATGTGCAGCGCGCCCACCGGGGTCTGGGTGCCGATGCCAAGCCCGCCCGAAGCGGCAAAGCGCGCTGCCTCTGCACCCCCGATGGCGATGCCCAGGCTGTTCGCCGCCGGATGGAACATCCCGGTGTCGCTGTCACCGGCAAAGCCGATCGCGGGCGCTGCGGCGCTGCCATCGGCGAAGGATATCGCGTCATGGTTGTGCCCGCTGCGGTCCTCGCGCGCGGCGAACCAGGCCGACGCCACCGTCAGCGTGACGATCTTGAGCCCCTGGAGAAAATCGACCGGATCATTGCCGGCGGACGAGGTGATCGTTTCGATCCGGGCCAGCGCTCCGTCCGTCAGCTCGCCCTCGCCCACCTCCCATTGCTGTTCGTGGGTGACGCCGGCGATCGCATAATGAAAGCGGCTGCCAGGCGGCACGCAATCGGCGAAGCGGCGATGGCCGGGCGTCGCGCCATCGAGCGGCAGCGCACCGGTTCCGGTACCGGTGCTGCTCTCGCGCACCAGATCGGCAAAGAAGAGGTCGGGCATGTCAAAGCTGTCCTTGATGGATCACGCGCAGCGCGAAGTGCCCGCGCGGGCGGGGAGGACCCGCGCGGGCACCCTTGCCGATGCGCCCGTGCGGGCAACCGGCAATCGGATGGGTAACGTAAAGCCGCTGCAGCCGGTCAGCTGGCGGCGAACTTCATCAGCTTGATCGCCTGCGCATTCATCACCTGGCCGCCGATCCGCCTGGTGGCATAGAAATGCACGAACGGCTTGTTGGTGAACGGATCGCGCAGGATCGTCGTCGCGCTGCGTTCGGCGATCAGATAGCCGGCGCGGAAGTTGCCGAACGCGATCGACAGGCTGTTCGACGCGATATCGGGCATGTCCTCGGCCTCGACCACCGGATAGCCGAGCAAAGTCGCGGGCTGCCCTGCCGCCAGCGAAGGCTGCCACAGGAATGCGCCGTCATCGCTCTTCATCTTGCGGATGCGCGCCAGCGTCGAGGAGTTCATCACGAAGCTCGCGCCCTGACGGTAGGCGGGGCGCAGCGCATGGACCAGATCGACCAGCCGGTCCTCGGGCGCGCTGCTGGCAAAACCTCCATCCGCTCCGGCTGCGACATATTGCAGCACGCCAAAGGCGCGCGCGGCATCGTCTTGCGTGGTCGGCGTCCCATTCAGGAACCCGCGCGGCTGGTTGGTGCCGGTGCCGTTCACGAATGCCGCGCCTTCGGCCCTCGCGAACTCCTCGGCGATCTCGCCTGCCAGCCAGCTTTCGACATCGAACGCGGCATCGTCGAGCATCGCCTGGCTGGCCGCCGGGTTGGCATAAAGCTCCCCAGTGGGCGGGGCGATCTCGGCAAAGGCAGGCGTGTCGGTCTCGGGCCGGGCCGCCACCTCGCTGACCCAGCCCGAGGGCGTGCCGCCGGTGGTCACCAGCTTGCGATACCCCGCGGTGCCGGTCTGCACGACAGAGGCGATGGCGCGGATCGGCGAAATATCGGCGAGCGTGCGGGCGATCAGCGCATCGATCTCGCGCGGCACGGCATAGCCGCCATCGGGGCCGGTGGTAGCGGTAAAGCTCTTGACCCCGGTTTCCAGACCGCGCCGCAGATACTGGTCGACAAAGCTCTTGGTCTCGGGCGCCATGCCGTCGCCGCCGTCAAGCGAGGGACGTCCGCTCGACCGCGCCAGCCGGTCGATCCGCTCGCGCATCGTTGCGCCTTCGGCCTTCAGCCCATCGACATCGCTGCGCACACCGTCGAGCCCGGTTTCGAGCGCGGCAATGCGCTCGGCCTGGTCTTCGGCGTCGAGAATGGCGTCGAACGACGCCTCCAGCGGATCGGCATCAGCCTTCAGTTCGATCGGGTTCGGGGGCATTTCCATAAGCTTTTCCTTCAGTTCACGGATCACACGGGGACCACCCCCGGATTTCAGGCATGAAAAACCCCGCCGGAGCGGGGGAATGATGGTCAAATTCTCTCGCGGCGTTCAGCGCAGCATGTGAACCTTCGCGCCCGGCATCATCGGCAGTGTCACCAGGCTCACCTCGACCAGATCGAGTTCGATCAACTCGCGCGGTGCGCGGCCCTGCGCGCGGCGGACGCGGTAACCAAAGCTCAGCCCGGTGACGCTGCCGCTGCGCAGGCCCGCGAGCGCATCGTGCGCATCAGGATCGAGCGCCGCGATGACACGCAGCCCGCGCCGGTCCTCGCTTGCATGGCGGATGCTCCCGATGCGCTGATCGGGCCGGTGTTGCCACAGCAAAGGCAGTTCGCCTGTCCCCAGCGACCCTGCAAAAGCCCCGCGCCGCACGATGTCGCCGCCGCGATCGATCCGGTCGAACAATGCGGCATAGCCTGCAAAGCGCAGCGTCACTGGACGATGTCTCCAACACCTAGCTGCACCGCGAGCGCTGCCAGCAGGATCGCCATCAGCGCGCGGACGAACTTGTCGAACGTCGCGCCCCACAGCCCCGAGCGCGCGTCGCGCCATGCCTGCAGCAGTTCGCGCAACTCGCGCATGTCCTGACCTGCTCGGGCATCATCGAGCCCGATCCGCGCCAACGCGCGCTGCGCTCCCAGATCGCCCGATTCCTCGACGATCGCGCGCAGCGACCCAAGGTCCGCGCCTTCTTCCGCCGCCTGCGCGATCAGGGTGGCGAGCATGTCCTCATTGTCCATCATGGTTTTCCGATTCCCAGCATCGCGCGCTTTTCCTCCGGCGAAAGAAAATCTGCCGCGCCGACCTGCAGCCACAACCGCTCGCGGTCCTCGGATAACGCAGGCACCTTGTCCTGATCGACGCCAAGCGCCGCATCGGGCCACCAATGGCCAAGGCCCTGTGCGATTGCGGCGGTGATCTTGTCCGCGAGCGGCAGCAAAGTCAGCCGCCACAGCGCACGATTGGCCTCGCGGTAGTTGGCATAGGTATTGTCGCCGGGCAGACCGAGCAGCATCGGCGGCACCCCGAAGGCGAGCGCGATCTCGCGCGCGGCGTTCGATTTGAGTGCCACGAAATCCATGTCCGCAGGCGACAGCGCCATGCTCTGCCAGCTCAGCCCGCCTTCGAGCAGCATCGGCCGCCCGGCATTGGCGTGGCCTGCAAAGCTCGCATCGAGTTCAGCCTTGAGCCGCGTGAACTGGTCGGGCGAGAGCACCCCGCCCGGCTCGTCGGGCCGATAGACCAGAGCGCCCGAGGGCCGCGCGGCGTTGTCGAGCAGCGCCTGGTTCCAGCGGCTGGCGGCATTGTGCACTGCCACTGCGCGCGCCGCCGCGCCCAGACAGCCCAGGCCGTAATGGTCATCGGTAGGGTGGAAGCCCTTGATATGTACGATCACCGGCGCGCCATCGCCCTCCTGCGCCGCCAGCCGCGTCTCGGTATCGCCGACGCGGTAGACATAGGCCGCCGGCCAGCCACGCCCATCGGGCTCGATCGTAACCCGGTCGGGGCGCAGCGCATAAAGCTCTGCCGGGCGGCCATCGGCGTCGCGCAGGATCTGCACATAGCCGTTGCCGTGAAGCAGCAGATGCGCCGCCAGCGTTTCGAGTAGTCCCTGTCCTGCGCTGGTGGTGGCCACCAGTGCCGCCATCACAGGATCGGACGCGGTGATCGGCGCACCGCCCACCCCTTCAGCCACCAGCCGCACCGCGCGTTGCGCGATCGGGTTGTCGCAATAGGCGCTGCGAACCTGCTCGGCATAAGAGAAAGGCGGATCGGCGAGAGCCAGGCTCCATGGGCTGGTATACGCGCGCGCCATAGGCGGCCGTTCGGTTCTCGCGCCTTTCAGCGCGAGCGCCAGATCCTTCCAATATCCCATGTCAGTTCTCCAGTGAGCGGATGCGCGGGGTGCCGCGCCGTCCCAGCATCAGTTCGGTCAGCGCCCAGACCAGGGCGTCGGCGCGGTCGGGCGAGCGACCCGGCCCCTGATAGTCGCCGCCGGTCATCAGCCCGCACATCTCGTCTTCCAGCCGCGCAAAGGTGCCGCAGTGGATTACGCGGCCGGCCTCATAGAGCGCCGCGACCGGTTCGGCCCGCGCCACCTTGCCACGGCTGGCATGCACCAGCCGCACCGGCAGCGCGATGTTCGATGCGCGCAGCACCGCGCCCACCATCTCGCCGCCCTGGTTGGCCTCGGCAATGATGCGGTCGGCGTTCCATTGCTCGGATGCATTAGCCACCGCACGTGCCCAGCCTTCGGGCGAGGCGCGTTCGACCGAGCAGTCTGCCAGCACCGCCGCTCGCCCGTCCTCGAGCAGCGCGCACACGACGATCCCGCACGCATCGCCCGATGACCCCACAGGCGGATCTACCCCGACCACCACCCGCACCAACCCTTGCGCGTTCCAGCGCACCCGGCACGCCTCGATCAGGCTGCGGCTCCACAAGGCGCCTTCGATATCGTCGAGCAGATCGCCGTCGAGCTCCTGCCGTCCCAATGCGGTCCCACCATAATGGCGCTGCACCGCATCCATGAACGCAGGCGGCAGGTTGGCGCGGTTGGCATGGCTGCTGCCCCGGCTGATCACCACCGCCGGATCGGCGAGCAGATGCCGCACCAGAGGCACCGCGCGCGGTGTGGTCGTCGCTGCGATCTGGGGCAACGCACCGACGCGCAGGCCCAGCTGCAGGTTGTCCCACGCCGCCATCGCGCGGCCCGAGGCGTTGTCCCATTTGGCAATCTCGTCGCACCAAGCATGGCTGTGTTCGGGCCCCCGCAGGCCTTCGGGCTCTGCGGCCGAAAACAGCGTCGCCTGCGCCCCGTCCGGCCACCGCAACCGGCGCAGCGAAGGCTCCCAGTGTGGCCGCATGGCATCAGGCGCGGTGGCCAGAAGACCACTTTGCCCCTCGACCATCACGCTGCGCGCCTCGGCCAGGTTCGCCGCGACCAGCGCGATCCGCGCATCGGGATCAGCCTCGGCAATGCTGCGCACCCATTCGGCCCCCGCCCGCGTCTTGCCGAAGCCGCGCCCGGCCATGATCAGCCAGATGCGCCAGACGCCATCCGGTGCCAGCTGTTCGGGCCGCGCCCAGAACTGCCAGTGATGCGCCAGGCCTTGCACAGCAGGATCGCTGAGCCCGTCGATATAGCGCCGCGCCGCAGCCGCCGGCATCGCCGCCAGCCGTTCGGCCAGCGAGCGTCCGTTCATGTCTGCGACGCCGCGTCTGGATCATCTGTGCTGCCCGCGCCGGTCGAGGCATCGAGCCGCTGGCGGATCTGCTCGAGCGTGGCGGCGAGCTGATCGCGCGCCGCGCGGGCGGACGCCGTATCGCCGGCGACTTCGCCCCGCCCCTTGTCGGCGCCCGCCTTTTCGAGATTGGCCTTGTACGCCATCAGCAGCTTGAGGCCCTGGGCATCGTCATATTCGGTGGCGCGCCCGATGCTGCCATCGGGACGCTTCACCGGCTTCAACGTGCCGAAGCGCGCGGTCTTGAGCATCCGGAACTCGAGCTCGTCATACCCGGTGGCAATCGCCGACTGCCAGCCCGCGCGAAAGGCGGGGCTGCTCGCGCGCAACCGGTACACCGCCGAGCGCGACACCCCGGCACGCTTCGCCGCCACCGAAACGTTCGACGTCTCAGCCAGATGATCGAGAAACGCCCACAGGCATTCCTCCGACACGGTATCGGACAAACAGGCATCTCCGCGCAGAACAGCGACAAGCATGAAGAAGGGACACCGCAGGAGCCGCCCGTCAGGCCATCTGCCCGACTCGCTCCATCTCGATGTTCAGGTTTTGTGCCATATCAGCGTTACGATGTCAAGCTTTAATAACCTACCTGGTTATCAGTAGGGTTCGCCCGGGGCTGCCGGATCGTGCAGCAGGTTGAGCCGTCGCAGCGCAAGGCAGGCCAGCCGCGCGGTCTCGCTCTTGCGGCGTGCGGGCGCCAGCGGGCGGGTTGCAGCGGGGCGAACGATCTCGGCATCGTAGGCATCGGCAATGATCAGCCCGGTCGTGTCCGGCAGAAACGCGGGCGACTGGACCAAGGCGGCATCGAGCGACGGCGGCAGGCCCCAATAGAAGCGGTCGCAATGGTCGAGATATTCGGGCCATTTGGCATCGCCCAGCAGATCGGCGCGCGACACCTTGATCTCGACGATGACGATGGCGCCGCGCGAATCGAGCCCCATCAGGTCGGCACGGCGCCCATTGGGCAGCGCGATTTCCGGCGCCACCCAGATCTGGTTGCGGCGAAACAGCCTGGCGATGCCGCGCGCAACCGCTGCTGCACCCTGAGGCAGGCCGCAGATGTCGGTCGGAACGGGAGGGAGCGGGTCGTCCGCCACGATGGAGGCAGCATGGAAACGGGTGTCGGTCATGCCGCCTTGCTAATACAAAACGGGAACAAAGGAAAGCCGGTCGCGCAGGACCGCGCTCAATGGTGTCCGCTACGGCCGAGGTCGTGGAGAATGTCGCGATACAGGCCGGAGGCTTCGGCGTGGAGCAGCAGCGCGGCGGCGCGGTTGAACCGTCCTGTGGTCCGCGCATTCTCGAGCGCGATCAGCCCTGCCTGCAACACCATGCCCAATGTCTCCAGTTGCTCCGCGGCAAACCGCATCCGTTCGGGCGGCAGCGATGCAAGGCCAGCCGACAGGTCTGCGCTCTGTTCAAGCAGCCCTGCGCGAGCCTGGGGCGCGACCCCGGCAAGCCGGGCGATCACCGCGAGCACCGGCGTCATCGATTCGAACTGGCCCAGCACGACCTGCGCCTGGGCATCGGCGCCATCATCAGCCGCCAGAATCGGGGAGAGCGGAGCAAACAT